TTCTTGCCAGACGAAAACCTATTGCCCATTTACGGACCATACCCAATAAACATCTGGCGTGGCACCAAGCGCAAAGAAGCTTTCTCATGGTCTTCCTGTGCAGCCAACTCCCAAGCTTCGTCGTACTGCATCTTCAACACATCAAGGCGCTGCATTCCATCTGGCACTTTTAACGCCACGTAGTACGCTAGCCCCGCAGCCATACAGGGAATAAACCGAAACGGAACGTCCATGACGTTGACACCACCGCCAGCATCTTGCGTGCGACGCATACGCCAGTAAACAAACTGATATGTAGATGCATTATCTGGCGTAGGCCAGACAGTAACCGCCGGGGTCTGTTGCCAATAAACTGTTGCGCCTGCCGTGTGTGTCACCGCCGTTGTGTCTTGTTGCGCACGGAAGCAGCTATACAACGTGTTACCAATAATGTAGCCGTAGTTGATGATCTCTGAATCGATCTTTACAAACCCAGCAGCCGGCAGATTTGCAGCCGAACTCACCGTGATTGTCGTGGCTGTACTACTGATTGTTGTGCTCAGCGTGGCTGAAACCGGCGTTGTCTGTCCGTTATAGCGCTGAACCCAGACTTGAATAGGCCGACCTTGCGACAGTTTGTTTGGCAGCGTAGCGTACGTTGATACGCTGATGCGGGTGATCGTCAGATCTGATTGGTTAGATGTGCTGTTTGCGTTTGTGCGGATTACGTGCTCAAGCAAATCTACCGTATCGTTAGGCAGCGGGTATGTGTTCTGCCCCTGCACCATATTGATCGTGCCCTGCTCAATCGTCCACAAATTAATGCCTCGGTTTGCCCAGTCAGCAAACATGAGGTTGAGCGACCGCCTAGCGGTGCGCAGATCGTAGCCCGTACGTAACTCCGAGCCAGCACGCTCAAAAGCTTCCTCGACCAGTTCAGATAGGTCGAGATTAAATGTGGTTTGACCGGAGGTGTTTGCCATAATTATGATGGGCGCGGATACTGCTCACGCAGCAAAGCCAAAAGTCCCTCGGATGCCGGCATTATCCGTTTTTGCGTTGGCTGTTGCGAGATCTGCGTTGGTGGCTGCCCCATTGGGGTGTATTGCTGTGGCTGCTGCGACTGTGGGCCATACGGATTCTGAAACTGCGGCATAAATTGTGGTTGCGCCACATTAGGTCCACCCGGCATTTGACCGTACGTCCTACCCTGCTGATTTATATTCAGTGGTGCGGAAGCCTGCTGCCCAAACTGTGTTTGTGGTTGGAACGTCAATCCCGGCGTCATGAAAGGGGTAGGGGTGAACTGGCTACCTGTGGCGGGATTTGCGTAAGATGAAGGCGGACCAAATGTAGAAAGAATGGGGTTTGCGCCACCAACAGGCATTCCACCAGTCCCAGTAACTGGGGGGTTAGAACCCGTGCCGCCTACATTTATTGGCCCGGGCGCTGGCTTAGCGCCGGGCGAGCCATACTCAACCCACTGCGGAGCTACGTCGTTTGAATAGTCCCAATAACCGGTGCTGAAGTCGTTAATCATTATCTAAATCTCGCCGTTTTTTTCGCAATCGTTTTGGGCTGCGCTACAAACTGTTTGCCGGTTTTTTTGCCTTCCCGCTTGGCTTTGGTCGTTGCCGCATACTCAGAAGGACTAAGACTTGCAATCGCCTTCTCAGGCAAATATCTTTCTCCCGTCTTACTTGACGATTTCCCAGACTTGGTGCGCCATTTCTGGTCGCCCCAATCTTTAAGCGATTGCTGAGGACCTTTCATTCAAAATCTTCAGCAGTCAATCCAGCTTCTTCACGGGCTAAGTCTTCTAACTCTTCGTATGCGCCACACGTGCATGGCCCATCTTCGTTCAAAGCGCAGTCTTCCGCATGACCTTTAATCACGATAACCTCCACCAGCAGCTTTATATTTTTTGGCAACAAGCTGAGCTTTGCGCGCGGACCACTGTCCTGCGCCTGTACCTTGCGTTGCTGCCGCCTTTACCTGAGACACAATTCGTTTACGAAGACTTGGCTTCGTGTAGTTACCTGCTGCATTAACCTTGCCGCCTTCTTTGTATTGCGTGAAGTCGGTGTCGTCGCGGCGTGCCTTGACCTTCGGTCCGGGCATCTTTTTGGGATTGATATCCCCCATGCCGCGACTGGTTCTCATACAAACCGACCCTTAGTTTTACCCTTGGCGGCGCAGCCATCAGCACGTTTGGACGCAGAAGAAACAGAACCGCCCTTAGCGTGCTTCTTAACTTTACCTCCGCGTTTCATTCCCGAAGGTTCCTCGCCCGCAAGCGCCGCTTGTTCGGCTCTTTGCTTAAGCATTTTTGCTTGCAGGTTATCTGCCAGCGCAGCATTAACCGCAGACGAAGCATCCGAAGAAGCCGCCTGACTCTCTGCAAGTTTTTGAGGCAACACGCCAAGCATCCCAGAACCTGCCGCGCCTTTAATAGCGTTGATTACTTCAGGAGTAATCGCCGCGCCAAGCATACCTTTTAAAAAACCCATGATTAGCAGACTCCGCCTTTGCTGAGCAGTTTACCCTTGGTCTTGCCTTTCTGTGCGACACCGTCAGCACGCGAAGAAGCAGCTCCGCCAGCAACCATTTTTTTGGTTGCGCCGCCCTTCTTCATACCCATCATCTCAGCTTTCTCATGTTTCATCATGGATGCTGGAGCGCCCTTCTTTTTCATGAAAGCCACTTCTTTACCAACCATTGCTTTTGACTCAGCCATGTCACCACCTTTTGAAAATTTACGACCTTTATCAGCCGCTGAAAAGTCCTTGCCCACGGACTGAGGGACGCCAACTTTCTTGGCAAAACTGGGGCTGTGGGCTACAGCCTCCATGAAATTGTGTTGGGATTTTGAACGACTAGGCATGCTTCTCTACCAGCCGGTCGATCTTAGCTTCAAGCCGGTCAAGCCGATCAAAGATGCGATTGATGTCCGCGTCTAACTGTGTCTTGGTTACGTACTCTTTGGCAACTTCTTCGCGGGTCTTGTTGATCAGTACTTGAAGGCGCTTTACCTCGTCATACATGCTCTTGAGGAAAAACCCAACAACGCTGACACCTACCGAAAGCACAGCGTTCCAGATAGTGTGTTCCATATCCATCACCCGTTAACCGTTAAATACTTGTCCCACTCAGGGGATTCTGCGCTTGCGAGTAAGTACTGTGCTGCAAATTCAAGTAATAACGGATCATCACGGAAATGGCCCAAACCGCGATTGCAGTGGTTACACAACATTCCGCGAATTTTACCAGCTTCATGATCGTGGTCTACAACAAGTTTTTCTTCACTGCCGCAAATAACGCACTGCGTTACGGAACTCCTCAACTCATTCAAGTTTTCGTCAGAAATAAACTCTCTGTATATACCACGGCAATTTTTGTTCCTGTATTCTGCACGACATGCACGGCACCAACTATCTAAGCCATTCTTTTTTCCGTTGTGCAGCGGGAACGCTTCTGGCGTTGCGGGTTTTTCAACTTTACACCGGGTACAAGTCAGCATGCCCATTTTCGCCTCGCCTTATTCAAACGGCTTTCGGGGTCCTTCGCGGCAGAAGGAAACATCTTCGCTTGGCCAGCCGATCTCGCACAGAAGCTCTTCTTTCTCCCTGCGTCTGCGGTCGTTTTTGGACTCGGTGCGGGAGGTTTTAGATTCATCCCCTGTGCTTTTGCCGACGCCCGCCCCTTCGCGTTCAGGCCCCCCTTGGGGTCCTTCCCTTCTGCTCTTTGCCATGCAGGAGATTTAGCCATTTTGTTTCGGCCACGTAATGTTAAACGGGTCGGGCTGTTTGGTGATATCGCGTAATGCCTGACGATACGTTGCCCATGCTGTTTTGTCAACTGGAACGTCTGCTACCTGCGTCCAATCCGTATCTTTCAACATCTGGTTACGCTGGCTACGGATGGCGTTCCACTGGGTATCAACCCTTGCCTGAAGTTCTTCCGCCGTCAGAGGTTCTACGTTAACCAAGCTACACATCCCCTCATGCAGATGCGGAGCAGCAGCCACAAGTTTCTCGGTCTTGTAGTCGTGGTCCTTCCACACGGAAATAACGTAGTAACCCTGTTCCGCAATCCAATCAAGCGTTGGTCCACGGTCACCAAACGAAGTATTGGGGAACCACTCTGTGTGGTCCTTGATGATGAGTTCTGAGTTGGCAAGTTGCATATTTACCTCGTTGGGAACGCGGCTGTTGGCGGGGTAAAGTTCGCGGTATAACGGGCAATACCTTTTGTAATTCTGAAATCTTGAATGTACCCAGTAAAGAAAGAAGTTGGAGTGGTTGTACCCGTATATCTTCCTGCGCCAATTACTGGTGTTGTATCTGTCAAGTTGCCCATTCCAGTAGATGTTCCGGCAGACGTACCATTAATATATAACGTCGTAGTACCAGCAGACCTAACAACAGCGACATGAGTCCATAAATTTAAATATGTTGTGCTCGAACTCGTAATAAGAGCGGCTGCTCCTGTATAAACTCTTATTGAACTTGTAGTGAATGCTGTCAATGTAAACCCAGTGGTCCCGCTTCCGCTTGCTCTTCCATCGTATATCGCCATATCGCTTGCGGCGGTTGCATAAATCCAGCACTCTACTGTAAAGTTTCCCGTGGCATCATTTGCACCCAACGCAAACAAAGGGTTGCTTGCTTGAGACAAGTAGTCCGTAGTTCCATTAAACTTCATGCTCGTTGGAGACCACTTGAACTGCGTAGTGCTGGCTTGTGCGCTACCTACCGTTACTTCGTTGTTTAGCACCGCAGCGTCGTAGATTCCTGCGTTAGTGAAGTTGGTTAGAAGACTGGTGTTGGTGATTGCTGTTACTGGTGCGGTCGGTGGGGTAAATCCGGTTGTAGCATATACCGCAGTTCCATTAACTATTCGCAGGTTGCTTGTGTAACCAACTGTGCCATAACCGGCAAGATTACTATCTTTTGAGCCGTTTATATAAACGGTGCTTGACCCGCCGGTTATTGTTCCGCTAATAGTTGCTGTAATTGAGTCAACCACGCCATTAACAAAAGACCTGACTGTGGACCCATTTCTTTGTAGAACTACATGAGACCATGTATTTGAAGGAACACGTATTCCAAAATTATTATTTGAGCCGTTGTAAAAAGTTAAAACCCAGCCGGCTGGTGAACTAATGTAATTTACTAACTGCCATATCCAAGATGTTGCAGTTGCTCCAGCAGTTCTAGAATCTAGAATACCCCAACTACTTGTTAAAGTTGTATCCGTTGGATATACCCACGCTTCAAACGTAAAGTCCCCAGTAAACGTTGTTATAGCCGCTACACTTGTTGCCGTAAGTGTATCCGTCTTTGTCCCGTTGTATATGCTTCCACCATACAGCGCAGTAGTGTACGAAGCGGTTGGTGAAAACGGTTGGAAGGGTTGGACTTTAGGAAGGCCACCCAAAGTAAAAGAAAAGTTATTGGTACTATTATCTTTAAATCTGTTGCTTTGGTGAGTTAACAAAGCGGTGTTTGTTATTGCGGTGAGAGGAGTTGTTGGCGGGGTGAATGCGCCTGTGTAGACTGCAGTTCCCATTACAACACGCGCATTTGATATATAGCCAAAATAATCGGAAGCAAAAGAACCTGTGTTGCCACCAAAAAATATAGTTGTGTTTGCGTTTACCCAACTAACAGTCCCAGACATAATAGACACACCGTTCAAATAAACGGTAGTTGTACTACTATTTTTGACTATGGCAATGTGTTGCCAAGCGTAGAGAGTTGGCACAACACTTGAAGATAATACGTTTGAACCTCCAAACCCATTAATCGCAAATGCGTTAGAAGTCCCAGACGGTAATAGACCGTAAACAGTTCCGGATGATGGTGTAACTGTAATGTAACGAGCGCTACCACCACTTACAGATGAAGAATAAAACCACGCTTCAATTGTCCAATTTCCAGCAGAGAGATTGAACACGGAACTTTGCGGGGGAGCAACGGAATCTCCGCTTCCAAAATAAGTACCCCAGTACCCTTCAGGCCAATACGGAGTCACACTTCCCTGCGTTGGGGTGCCGCTACGGGTCAAGGTGTAGTTGTTAGTGCTGGAATCAAGGAACGTGTTGTTCTGTTGCCCGTTAGTTGTAGTCGTTTCCAACAGCAACGGAACATACGGAAAGTACGGGTCCGTAGCAGCAACTGCTCGGCGGCCTGATTTAGATGCAGCAAACATTATGTGGTTTCCATGAGTTTGCGATTATCCCAGTATCTCTTTCTAGCCGCAGCCATTTTTTGTTTTGTTTCTTCCGAATGTTTCTTTCCCGTCATCCGCCCACCTTGCAATCCTGTCAAAGCGGCTGAAATTTTTTGACGAACATCCGGTCTACGCGAAGGATTATCATCTCCAAACATCTTTTTTCTATGGTCACATAGTCCTGCCGCCCACGCTTTTTTGTTACTTAAAGATTTTTTTTGTAGATTTTCTAGCGTAAACAAATGAGACATATCTTTTGGGGCCATGGTTTTCCCGGCTGTTGTAAAGTTGCCGTCGCCATTATGCAAATTAAAAGACATTGTGTCTTCTTTTGCGTTTAACGCAATTAAGTATTTGTATTCCAATTCTCTGATGTAAGCCGCTGGCCCAATAACCAATATTTCTCTTGCCCAATCCGATGGGTTTTCTAGATACATAGGTTTAACGTGGCGCGACGAACAAATATAACCTTCGTTTGGTTTGCAGTTCTTTGCCGTCCTGCTTCCAACATACCATTTGCCCGTGGACTTTTGCGTTAACTTGTATAAGTAGGGCTGCATCACGTATACGCCTGTCCAATAGTGGTTCCAAACCAACTTGTGCCGTTGGAGAAGAACGAATAAATGTCTTTCTTGCTTGCGGTGCTAGTAATCGTCGGAGCGGTAGCCGAAGGCCACGAAACCGTAGACCAAGTGACCGTGCGGCTTCCTGTAGCGTCCTGAGACAAGATAATGATGAACGATTTACCCGCTACCGCAGTAGGCATCGTAATCGTTGCATTACCCGTCAGCGTCAAGTTCTGAACCGTACCGTTTGCCAAGTCCACAGTAATCGCTGTGCTTGTGTTTGCCGTGTACAAAGTTTCAACGTAGTTTGTAACCGTTGGGTTGGTTAGCGTCTTGTTGGTAAATGTCTCTGTTCCCGCTAACGTCGCAAGCGTTCCCGTCGTAGGCAACGTAACCGTGGTTGTGCCGGAAACAGTAATCGTTGTGCCAAACGCACCAGAAATTGTAATTGTGCTGGATGCGTTGTTGGCTACGCCCGTGCCGCCGTTAGCAGCGGGGAGAATACCCGTCACCCCAGTCGTAAGCGGAAGCCCCGTGCCGTTCGTCAGAATAATTGCCGAAGGCGTTCCTAAGTCACCCCCGCTGATAAGCAGCGTCCCGGTTGCATCCGGCAAGGTAATAGTAGGAGTGCCAGCAGTTGCAGCGGCCTGTAGCGTTTGTGTACCAGCACCACTTGCGTTGCCTTGAAGTTTGATTGAACTCATGTTTTATCCATCAATACGCCAAACCGTTGGCACAGTTACTGCAAACCCCGCAGCAATCACAACAGGACCCACACTAAATCCGTTTGAGCCAGTTGTAATTGTGTAATTCTGGCTGATTGTTCTGTATGACTCAAGGATAGGTCCACTGCTCCCACCGCCAGTATATATGGGAATGTTAAGCGTATTCCCTACAAACGTAGCCGCACCGCTTGACCCAGTTGTAGTCAGCGAAATCGGTGCTTGGTAATCCGTCCCGGAAACAGCAATCGACAACGCGCCAGTGCTGGTAGTTGACTTAACAATTCCAGTCGTGAGAGCACTTGTACCCGCAGAATAATCCGTACCTGCCGTCGCAGCAGTGATTGCGCTAGTGCCGTTCCCTTTCAGAACCCCGGTGAGCGTTGTGGCTCCGGTTCCGCCCCTGTTTACCGATATAGTTGCGCCGTTCCATGTTGCCGAGGTAATTGAACCGGGGTAATCAAGCGTGTTCGTTGACCACGATACGTTGGCCGGTGTCTGGTCGTGCCTATCCCAAGTTCCGGCAGATGTTCCATTTGCAGTCAGAATGACGGTGGTATATCCACCCGAAGGCACCGACACTACTAATGTAGCCAATGCGTTATTAACAGTTATTGCACCGCTAGACTGGTTGTTGTTAAACGAAAATATTGCCCCTACTGGGAGAGTTGTGGCATTGGGCAACTGAATAACTTGACCACCAGACCCAGTAACAAAGTAAACCGGGGTTGATGCCGCAGTCAGCGTAATCGTGGTGCCAGATGCAGCAACACTCGTGAACCCGTTAAACGTGGCGTTAGTTGATATGTTGCTGTTTGCGTCTTTGACAACAATCCCGCTGGCAGCGTTGGTCGTTACTCCAAGCGCCGTTACAACTCCGGTACCCGTTGTAATCGTTGAAGGGGCTGCGCCAGCACCTCCGCCAACCACAAGAGCATTCGATGCAAGCGCCGCGCTCGATGCCCAAGTGCTAGACGAAGAAAAGTAAACAACCCCGCCAGAAGTCCCGGCAACGGATAGGGCTAAAGTTCCGCTTGTGGTTACTGGATTGCCAGAAACCGAAATCAATCCACCAGTAAATGACTGGTCAACGGACGTTACAGTTCCACCACCTCCGCTGCTAACCGTAGCCCACGAGGTGGTCGTTCCGTTGGTTGTGAGGTACTTCCCGGAATTGCCCGTCTGAGAAGGAAGCAGCGCGTTGATTGCTGCCGTTGCAGTTGTCTGCCCCGTACCGCCGTTGGCAATGTTGAGTACGCCATCAAGCGTAATCGTTCCAGAGGTCGTTACCGGACCTCCGGATGTGGTTATCCCGGTAGTACCCCCAGAAACATCAACTGACGTTACCGTGCCCGAACCACCACCCCCACCAGAGAACGGCTCCGTGAGCAGGACGACTGACATTACAACCCTTCAACGAAGGCTTTTGTCTTTGCCAATAGTGCTGCTTTAATACCTGCTACTTCTTCCTGCAGGGCTTCTGTTGCCGCCTGCGCTGCTGTCAAATTGTCCAATTGAACTTTGGCCGCAGCAGTAGCCGCCTTGGCTTCTGACTCTGCCCGTTTAACATCGGCCAACGAAATTTCTGCTTGCGACAACACCGCAGTAGATTGGTCTTTCTGCGCTTTAGCTTGTGCAATCAACGTATCGGCTTGACCTTGTGCATCGGCAAGAATACCGGCAGCATCTGCATGAGCGCCACCAACAATACTATCGGCTTCTACTTTTGCGTCTGCTACAGCTTGCGCTGCGGCTGCGCGGTCTACGTCTGCTTGTGCCCGAATAGCAACAATCTCAGAGACAGGACCGACTAACTCCACATACTTTTTGTTTTCGGCAGTGGCTTCAGTCAACGCCTTGAGCTTGTCCGCATAAACAGTCGGGTCAGCAAGCAGCGTCGAAAGCAAATCAAACGTCGAGTTAGAACCATCAATGCTGCTAGCAATCATGCTAATCCGCCTCCACCACCTTGGATGATGGTCAAAGTAGCAGTGCCAGAAGACGAAGGCGACGCTGGAGAAATAATCCGAATACCCCGTACAGGATACGAGACGTTTGAATCTTTCGTGGTCGTCTGCGTTCCCAACGTGGGATGGTCAGTCCAGTTCGCACCAGCAGCATTGGGGTTGTAGCCCGCAGCAAACACATCGTCAAACGTGTATTGCACCGTATAGGTGATAGACCCTGTAACCACCACACTCAAAGCAATGTTTGCCGGAGAAATGTAGTAGTCGATTGGGCATACCTGCGAGACAATCTTAGTACCAGCGCCGCCGGTAATCGTGTAAACAATCGGGCGCATGTCAGCCCCTTAGTTCTGGAAACCGCTAGGCGATTGTGAACCGTCAGAGTTAGCCACCGAATAAATGATGGTGTACTGAACCGTACCGGCAGTTACAGCAGCTACAGTAGGAGTCAAGGTTGCAATAACTTTTACGTCCGTTGAGCCAATACCAATACCGTTTGGCGATGCTGTTGAAGTTGCACCAGCCCATGCAGCGAGTTTGGCAGATGCGTTAGAAATAGCAGCGCGGCCTTGAGACGTGATGTCCGTAGAAGCCCAATACAGTGCGGCGGTTGAGCCATCACCAATTGTGACGTTAGCAGCGGTCGAGCCGGTAAATGCAACTAGCGTATCGATGTGGATGAATTGAATCTGAGCGCCAGCAGGGAGAACGCAGATGGTGTCCGTGGTAGCTGAAGCAGCTTGACCCGTGTAGTCTTTTTTAAACGTCTGCGAGACTAGCGTTGCGCCAGTATTGCGAATATTGCCAACGGTCGTGCCGGTGGTGTACTTAATGGTGCCAAGAAGCCAAGGCCCAAGGTGCGTAGCAAAACCCATAATAGTATCCTCAAATCAAAACTTGCCGTCTCTTGAGGAGAGTCTGCCTAGTCAGTCAGCAAGTCGGGTGGTCTAGGTATTTCACTTTATAACACATACTTTAGAAAAAGAAAAGGGGGCTTTTGGCCCCCTTCCCTCATACCGATCAGCTAGAACCGGGCGAACCGTAGATTCCGAGTGGATCAGAAAAACCGAACGAATAACGCTCACGCGCCTTGTAACGTACGTTACCGGTATCGAAATCACCATCCATGGAGTTCGTCAATGGCGTACGCTCAAAGTGCTTCAGGCCGTTTGGAACATCGGTAGTCAGATACCAGCCGTTCGTGTCGGTCAAGAAGTGGTTAACGGTGTAACCCTCGGGGATTGCGCCGTTGTTCTTCAGAGCGTTGATGTCGTTGTCGGTTGTGCCAACACGCAGGCTGGTTTCCAACAGACGGGTAGCAACGAACATCAATGATGGAGGAATGATCAGCTTACGTGGCTTTGCTGCGATCAGCAGGCCGCGCTCATCCGTCCATGCAGCGATTTGAATAACCGCGTTTTCCAACGAAGTTTCATTCAAGTCAGCAGCCGTGGAAGGCGTGTTGCTGTTCGTACCACCAGAGACCAGCGGGTGTGCTGTGTTAAACAACGAAACTCCATCACCACCGGGGAAGGCGCTGTTAAAGCCGTTGTTAATAACCGCAGCAGCTTTGACCTGCTTGGTGTACGCCATTGCACGCGCCAGACCCTTGGTGTAACGAGCAGACAGGCTGTCGTACAGGTTGTCCTCAATCGCTTCTTCGGTGATCGAAAAACCAAGAGCAATGGTCTCGTGGGTGTAGCGAGCGGTGAAGGCTTCCTGCGCATTGTCATACGCAATTGATTGGCCTTCGTTTTTGACTGGGGCAGCGGAGAAACCAGACAGCTTGGTCTCTTCTTCAAAGCTACGCTCCGATTTCTCGGTTTCGTAGATTTCTTTGTGCTCTTCGCCATAACGGGCATACTCCAAACCAAACAGAGCGTTAAGCCCCGGCAGGAGTTCTTTTAGTAGTTGGGCGCGTGAAATAGCCATTATTTACTCCTTAGACACCAGTGGTGTTGTTCATGGAATGGAAGTTTCCGTTCCACGTTACCAAGACTTCCGGGAACCCGATAAACGAGCAGGTCGTACCCGAAGCAACAGTGATAGCACTGCTGACCGTGAGCGTCGTGCCGTTTACGTTGGTAACCGTGATGTAGTTACCTTGGGCCGCACCAGTACCTGCGGCGACAACCTGCATACCTGCAAGAATTGCCGAGTTAGAAGCAGCCAACGTGAGGGTGGTGGATGAACCCGAAGTCGATGCAACAGCCGAAACCACTACAGCGCTATCTGGAACAACACCAACAACACGCCACGGAGCAGCGGTGGTAACACGTGTGTTACCCGTACCGTTGGAAACCACGCCGCCGGTCAGTGCGAGGTACGAGTTACCGTTGACCGTAGAGCCACTGTTACCCGTCAGGGTATACATGTTAGTACCAACAAACGCAGGGTTAACATAACCAATGGTCGTGTTAGCTGTGTTTGCCAATGAAGTTCCCTGACCCGTTACAGCGGCTTTAAACACCGTGCGAGGATCATCAACAACATAAGCAAGTGCGTTGTTAGAAACCGTGCTTGCAGGCCAGTACTGGCTCTGAATGGTCTGCGACAGGCTATTTACGTACTGACAGCCAACAAACACGCCAATCGTTCCAGCAATTGCTGACGTAGGACTGGATGCGGCGCTGTAGTTGTCAATAACAATAGTGCCATTGGAAAGCTTAACGGTGTCGCCGTTAAACAGGCTGGTTGAATATCCAGTGGCAATTGGATACATACGGGTGGAACCCGCGTATACCAGCCCACCGAACTCGTTTACGGGTTTTAACCCGTAGGGAGAACTAATAACAGGATAAGCCATTTAAAACTCCATTATTTAATACCGGAACCAAATCCGCCACGGCTGACCGTTGACTTACGATCTGCAAACAGCGGCATACGGGGGTCATTGTTGCGCATGAAGTTGTTATCAACAGACTCCATTTGTTTTTGCGCCTGATCGTTGTAGTACTCCGACATGGCTTCCGATTTTTCGTGCGAGATTTTGCAGAGCAAAAGCCCACCGATTTCCACATTGCCGTCGTTGTTACCTTCAATCATTAGCTCGGGATGGTCTTTTGCCTTGACCGGAACCCAACCCATCCTAAATTTGCCCGACACGTTAGTTGGAGCAGACTGTCCCAATATGTGCGTTGCAATCCAACGGAAAGCATAGCCCGGTTCAGGGGTAGGATCTGGCAAGGAACTCGGCGGTACATAAACAGCCCGAGCAGTTTTTTCGCGTGACGCCAAGTCACGGGGGGTACGAGCGTTAGTTTCAGCCATTTGCATTCTCCAATTTAACCAGTTGATCAGCGTATTGTTTCGGTGTTAGGCCAAACTTCTTAGCCAACGCAACCTGCGTTGTAGTTAGTTTGACTTGGCGGGTGCCTGACGAGCGTGTCGCAGGCGCAACAACTGCCGATTGTTTCTTGGAGGTAGACCCCCCAAACATGTCAGGGAAAGTCTTATGCAGGCGTGAATCTATCGCCTGAAAGTACTCATCGCTTCGCGGGTCGGTGCCCGTAGTCACTAGTTTTTGATGCAGCCCTAGCGCGTAGCTGGTAACTTCCTCGTACCCCGGTGATCCAAACCACTGGTTTTTTGCCTGCCAGCGCAGAGTTTTTTCGTCCGGTTGGACCGCTTGGGGAGCGGATACTTGTCTTTGTACAGTATCTGAAGTTGTTTGTAAAGGGGTTGGCCTAAAGTTCTTGATCGACTCCAGTTTTAATTTGGCTTCGGTCAACGCTTCTTGTGCGGCAATAATTGCGTCAGTATCAAAAGCTTCCTGCGCTTCTTTGTATTGACGGCGTACCGCAACCAATTCGGCTTCCGCTGCCGCTTTTGCAGTCTCGGCATACTGAACAGTTCCGTTATCTACGTACTGTTTAAGCTGTTGGTTTTCAGACAACAACTGCTGCGCAAAGCGCTCAAGCTCTTGCTTCTCCCGCAGGGTGGCTTCTTTAGCACGGCGCTCATCATGGCGTGCGTGCGTTAATTCTTTGATGCGCCCCTTAACTTTGTCGGAGTAGGACTCGATCTCATCATCAGTCGGGTCTTCTACTTCCCGGTCCAGCGGCTTGCGCCCCCGGTCTTGTTCGGGCGTATCGTCAACGATTTCGACTTCAATGTCTTCGTCGTTTGGTTTAATGGCTTGTACGCCATTCGTTTCATCGGGGAACTTGTAATCTTCCATGTGCTACCTCAGTTAAGCGCGGCTAATGCCACGGGGGTCTTCAACAACAGCCTCAACCTGATCGTCATTGATCAGACGGAATTCGCGGTCAAAGAGTTTCAATCGCGTACCGGAATAGGTACGTACCAAAACAAAGTCGCCCTCTTTACACCAAGCGCCAGAAGCAAACTTTGCTTTGTCCTTGTATGCGTCAGGGCCTAGCTTTACTACAAAAAGCACCGTTGTTGCATGCTCTTCCTGCCGGATAAACGCATCGGGCTTAACAATTTCTGTACCCTCAAACGTGTTGTCCATCTCGGGAATAGCGCAAAAAATCTTCCATCCCGTTGGATCTGGGACCGTCTTTGCTTTTTGCTCAGGCGTAAGTTCTTCAGTCATTGGCTTCGTCCACTTTTTTAGCAAGGTCGATGATGTAACGCTCTGCGATGGCTAGACCTTGAATGACACCACAGAGTTTCCGATACTCCTCAAACGATTGACACGCGCCGTTAGCCAAATCATCGGCGTAGTTGTTCAAATCGTCTCGGATTTTTTCGCGCAATACACGGGCAAATTCATGAATCATTCTTTATTCTCCGGCTTGCGTTGTTTAGCTTGTTCAGCCTGCACGGCTGTCTGAGCTTTATGTTTGGCAATATCCGCCCCAATACGAAGCCCCTCGATCTCGTGCTGGGCTTCTTGCTTAGCTTTGCTTTCTTTAATCTGTGCGCCCATTTTCATCCCGGCAAGCTGCATGTCGCCGGTCATCTTTTCTTTATCTAGCTCAAGCCGTGCTTGATCCAACGCGGTGCGGCTTGCTTGTGCTTGAGCTTGGACCTGCGCAGCCTGCGCTTGTGCCGCCGCCTGCTGCATTTTTAACTGCATGTCCTGCTGCTTTAGCTGTGCGTCAAGCTGTGCTTTCTGAGAATCAAGCTGAATCCGCGCCTGTGCTTCCTGCTGGCGAATCTGCAAATCTTGTTGCTTCATCTGCAACTCTTGCATCTGCATCTGGATCAGCGGATCTTGTGCTTGTTGCTGCGCTTGCTGCTGTGCAGCCTGCGCTTTGTTCTGATCCACCACTTGCTTTGACGCTTGGGCAATCAGATTAGAAAGCGCATACTCCGCTTCTGGTGGCAAGTCTTCGTCGTATTTAGGCAACGCCGCGCCAAGCTGCTGCTCTACTTGATAGCGATACAGGAACCCGGCATGCTCGGCAATGTGTTCCATAAGAGCGGCGGAAATCTGCTGAGCTTTCGGGTTCTGCCCAAGTGCCTGCGCAATCGTTGGGTCCTGAATCATCGCCATATGCACCTGCATATGCGACTTGTGGTCTTGGTAGAAGAACGCCTTGACTGGCTCACTCTTCATCAGGTTCATGTTCTCCGTTACCGGATCGCGCGGCTTCATGTCCTCTGGCAGCGGCACCAACTTGTCCGCATGCTTAACGCCCAGAATCTCAAGCATCTGCCGGTGCAACTGCGGCAGGTCGTAAATGTCCGGTGCCATCTGCGCCATCTGAATGACGGCTTGGTACTGAACAACCCGCTGGCTCAACGTCGCAGCGTTGGGATCACTAACAGGGATAATATCTACATGGTTATAGTCAGACTTCTTCGCTTTGCGCGGGCCTTCTTCTGGGTCGTAGTCGTACTCGTCGTTAGTCTCGTCCCGAACAATCTGCGCAAGCAGGCGCAGTTCTTGCTTGAAGCTGTAGTGCAGACGCGCCTGCACCGCCGTCATTACCTTGAGTTGGCGCTCCAACAGAGCGAGCGTGGTCCCTACTGGAGCTTGAGCCGACATGTCACTGATCTGCATGTCAGCCGTGGCTGCGAACCTGCGCCCTTCCTCCACAATCGTGGACAGCAACTGGTACAGGACGTTTGATGGCTCTTTATACGGCAGCGGCAGGATGTTGTCCCGTAACGCCCCCGAACCAATATCTACATCGCGCCACTCTCCCGGAGCAATTGGTGTGTCATCGCCCTTAATTCTCAACCCACGGGATTTCAAACCGCCCGGTAGATTCGATAGTGTCCCTGCGTCCACAAGCTGACGCATGATGCTAGTAGCTGATTTGGCAAAGCCACCAATCAGATGGAATAAACCAAATCCATACGCACCAAAGCCGGGGATGTAATCGTACTTAACAAAGTGCTGGCGCTTTAGGCAGAACTCGTCGTCCTCCCTCCAATTGCGCCGAACAGCCAGTACGTCATTAGTGCCTTTAACAATCGTGATCACATATGGACGCGCGATGCCGGTTTCTTCTCCGTCATCATCCGTATCTTCAAACCCAGCAATATCCAGATCAGCGTGGATCTCATAAATAATGTAGCGGTCGTCGTTCAGATCACTAAAGCCAGTTTCTTTGTCTTTGGCTTTTTGGATATCTGTTTGCTCGCGGCTTGGATCTGGCAGTTCAATATCGCGATAAAACCCCGCTTGTTGCAACCGCACAATCTCTTGCTCGGTCTTGCGCATAACGTGCGTAACCCGATAGCACGTATCCAGATCTGTAGCCCCATACGGCAGGATAATGTCCTCTGCCGGTACAAACATTGATACCGGGCGGTCAAGCGACGGATCAAAATAAACCTTCTTGAATGCCGAGCCAGTTGCAGGTAAACTCCATAGCATGCGTTCATGCTCGGGCCTAAACTCGCGCATAACTTCCGTAAGCTCGTAGTTCAAGTCATCCTCAACTCGCTTAGCGGCTTCTTTTTTCTCTGGCGTTTCTTTGCCAAGGATCTTTGTGCGCACCGGACCCTGCGCAGGAAACGATTCCGTGATAGCCTCGGACTGGAACCGCACAACGGCTTCCGTAATCATGGGGTGGAACACGCCACAAGCACCGTTCCACGGCTCCGTGCGCTCCTCATACTGGAGGCCCAAGAGTTTTAAGCCCTCTTTGTAAGATTTCTCCCAATCCTTGCGCGAAGCGCGGTCATTACCAACCGCTTCCGTTAGCTCGCCCGCCAACATATCCAGATCACCTGCGTCAATATCGTCGGCAAGGTTGGCGTAAAAGTCGGACTCTTCACCGTCTGGCTGAATACTGATTTCTAGTGGGCCAGCCTTGATGTTGACCGCTTCTGGGTCAATGATCTCAATCTCAATGGGTTCTTCCTGCGCAGCCAACGTATCAATGCCCTGCGGCGCGCTATAGAGTGCTTTATCGATATTAGTAGCCATTGTTTACCTTAATAATATGCAGCAGTTCTGCGGCGAAAAAGCGATAGCTCTTCCTTCTCGTCTGAATCCAACGCAATAAACCCGCCTTGGCGGTACCTTAGAAGGGCTTGGGTGGTCGTATCCACGTAATCGTCATGTTCCCCAACGGGAAATGTCGCAACTTCTTCGATGACTTCGCGTGCCCAGCGCGTATCCGGTGCCCAGACCTTGTTGGAATGGAACAAATCCGACACAGCGTTCATCCGAACCATCTTGTCATTGCCGCGACTCGGGGAAAACTCCTGCACAGGTATGCCCATGCTGCGCAACTCTTGGATAAGCGGTGCGCCCGCTGCCTTTTTCTCCACAATGAAGGCATCTGGGTCCCACTCCTTCCAATGTTTGAATGCTGCCGACTTCAATTCTGGAAACGCCATGCGTTCCTTGAACGCATCAAGCAGAATTATCTGCGGCGAGTTGTTTTCTTCTTCATTATAGAAGACGCCCCACGTAGTACAGGCGGAATAGTCCGAATTGTTCTTTGTCTCGAACGCCGTATCCCACGATTGAATGATGTATTCACATGTAGGCGGTTCATCACTAGGCCAAATGCGCCAATGTTTGCGTGAGACGACCGCTGAAGTGTCGGCTGTGGGCTGCTGCATGTACTGCGCATTCCAAAACCGGGGGTCCATGTTGGCTTTCTTGCTTTTTAGCTGGTCAAGCGGCCATTGCTCGGGCCAAAGCGACTTTTCTTGCTCCGAGTCTTCGTGCAAGATGGCCGGAAGCTCTACAATTTCCCACTGATCAGCGTTGGGATTCTTGGTTTGATAGTCGATTAAGCGCCCAGTCAGGTCAATAAGTGACCACCGAGTCATAATTACTATGATCGCGCCGCCCGGCATCAGTCGCTGTAACGGCCCCTGCTGAAACCAACTCCACGCAGTATCAAAAGCAAGCCTAGAGTTAGCGCGTACGTCCTGCTCTGAGTGCGGATCGTCAATAACAAACAAGTCTGCGCCTCGCCCCGCTAGCGCGCCCCCTACGCCTGCGGCGTAGTACTGGCCCCCCGCAGTAGTCGACCACTTCCCAGCGGCCTTCTGGTCCTCTGCTACGCCCGTCTGGGGGAAAATCTCAGCATACTCCTCGGAAGAGATCAAGTTTCGGATGCGCCGCCCGAAGTCTTCTGACAAACCCGCAGTGTGCGTACCCATGATGATCTTCTTCTCAGGATACTTGCCCAAAAAGTAAGCAGGGAACAGGTAGGACGAGAACTCAGACTTGCCCATACGCGGCGCGATATTAATAATCACCCGCTTTTTATCACCGGCAAGAACTGCCTCAAAGATTTTAGCCAACTTCTTGTGGTGCGCGCCTACCTTAAAGCCCGGGTATACCGCAGTCGCAAACCCCAGCATGGAAGTTTTTGCCGCCCCTAGGCGCGCGCGATGCTCACGGACCTGTAGATCCTCAAACAACTCCATCTTGTCGGCAGTGGACATGTGCGGCAGCGCTCTCTGAAGCGCCTGCAACTCCGCCTTGCTAAGCGTCGTGAAATTGTTGGGGTTCATGTACGTCTACAACATCAACAACCTGCATAAAGCGATTGAGCTTCTCTTTAATGCGCGTCTCCAACTCGGAGTCCGACATCTCGGTTTTCTTGATCTCAATCTTTTCGGTAAATAAGCCGACCTCAGTCACCTTGCCAAGAAGCGCTAAAGCCTTTAACCGGATGTTTGGGTTATTGCTTGTGGTCTCTTCAAGGATCTTGGCTACGGTGTAGCCGCGCAATTCTTTAGCTTGCTGTACAAACTCCCAGTCATAGGCTGTCAACATACCGGTTAGTTGGCGCACAGCCAGCGGTGTCTTCAACTCAACAAGCGCCTGCTTCTTCTTATCGTCGTCAGTTACCGTAACCATCGACTGAAACGCTTCGCGTGCGCTTGCCGTCTCTAACCCATCAATAATTTCTTCATCGGGCGACACCCCCAACTTCTCCAACCAATCCGCAGTGGCGAACTGCGCCGAGAGCACTTCATTTGGCGTCGCCTTTGCAAGCGGCTTGAAGTCTCCGGTGTCTGCTACATCTGGCTCAAAGTTGACGAGGTGGTTCAGCATGCCTGCAACTGTACACATAAACAGCGGGAATATGCAAGTGTGTGGCGTTAGACAAAGGTTTTTCTAAATTTTTGTAGTAGTGGGATGGGGGCGCGTTTTGCTTTGGTAGGGGGGTGTTTTCTGTATGAGGTTTTACAAAGTGGGTGGAGCGGGTGAGAAACAGTGTTCGTGGCGGCGCGTGCCACGCCATCGTATAGAGGGGGGTGGGGGGTGGGTGGGGTCGGCAGGATTTGCCGCGGAGCGGGCGGGGCAGCACAGGGCGGCATCGGATGCCGGCGCAGCACAGGGCGAGAACAGGGCGAACATGGCCGGCTGCGCCGGCATCGGGAACATGGCCGGCTTTGCCGGCATCGGAAGCATGGCCGGCTTCGCCGGCGGATCAATTGGGTACACGGCAAAGATTGCCGCCCCGTGCATTAATTGCCGGTAATGATTGCCGGTGTCGTGGTGTCAAACGCACGGCCTCACGTGTTTATGCGGGTTTCCGGGCATGGTTTCGCTGGCATGGTTAGTGCATTAGGTTATGTGCGGCAAGTCTCGCCGTGGTTTTAATTGGAGTCAAACGATGGAAACGAAAGATTACTCGGTAACTGTTCAAGACAATCGGGGACGCATCGCCGTGCTGGCAATCAACGGCGCAAGTGTCGACGAATGCGTAGCGACTGGCTTATCACTGGCTGAAGTCTGCGAACAACTCGAAACCAATGCGTTCTGGCGCGCCGTGCGCGAGGGAGAAATAAACGCGCGCGCCGTACTAATCGATTCAGAAAATCGGCCAATCTAAGAGTAACCAACCCAACCCGGGCGGCAACGCCGCCCGCACTAACCCGGAGAATCGACAATGAAAGAAATCAAGCACGCAATCCGCCGCGCGATTCGCCGCGCAATCAGCCCCTATCGGGTTGTAATCATAGACGCGGACGGAGACCGCTACGTACATAGGGCACGCACCACGCGCGAAGCGCGCGGATGGCTGGGATGCTATCGGTCCGGCATCGGCATTATTTACACTCGGTCCGGCAAAATTGCCGCCGTTCGCATTGCGTAACCCGGAGAACCAATCATGACGCATCGCCCACTGACTGACATCGCCCGCGAGATCAATGAAGATTGGAAACGCCCACATTTTGCCGCCGTGCCGTACCTAAACGCGCTGGCAGGCATGCATTCAATCCATGATCGGTTTGGACACGACGACGCGCGCGGCATCGTTTTGTATTTTTTGAGTAATGCCGGATCGTGGCGCGGGCCGGTGGCCAAACGGATCAAGGCCGAATTAAAGGCCGCGCTTAAGTAAACCCACGCCGCCCACTAGTGGGCGGCACACCATAGCGTCGGATAGTCCGGGGCTATGGTGTGCCGATGTTGGCATTTTTTCAGGAGTCGAGACAATGAAAGACCCGACCGGGTACGTTTTTTATGAGGGCCGCTCGCCGATTGACGGCGCGCCCATTGTAGGCGTCGCAGTCATCCATTCAGGCAATGGGAAAACAGGGGATATGGTGCAAACCTATATCCTACGGTCCGACGTTCATCCGTCCGAAGCAATTGCCAGCGGCGCGGACCGTTCTATATGCGGGGATTGTCGGCACCGTCGCGACCCACTAACAGGCAAGCGCACATGCTACGTGACCCACTTCGGCATTGGTAGCGTTTATCGCGCGCTTAAGGCCGGTTTGTACCCTAGGGTATCGCCCGCACAATTGCGCCGCATTATTGCTGGGCGCATGGTAAGACTAGGCGCCTATGGTGATCCGGCGATGATCCGCGCCAGAGTGTGGCAATCGATCCTCAAACTAGCCGCCGGTCATACGGGTTACTCGCACCAATGGCGCGCCGGGTTCGCTCAGGATATCGCCAGCCTATGCATGGCCAGCGTGGACAACCCGGAAGAACTGCTAGACGCCCGCGCGGGCGGATGGCGGACCTTTAGGATTCGATTGGAAACGAACGACCCGCTAGCCGCTGGGGAATTTGAGTGTCCGGCATCGGATGAAGCCGGGAAACGCTTGCAATGCATCGAATGCGGCGCATGCGACGGCGCCGGCCAAAACACCAAACGCGCGTCGCCCGCAATCATTGTTCACGGCACACAATCGCGACACTTTACGGGGGTTTGATCGTGAATCACATTCTCAAATTGCAAACCGAAAACGCCGGCGCAAACCAACGCATCATCGGACTAATCGAGCGTATCCACGAATTCCGCGCGCACATTCAATCAAGCAAATTCGGGCCGCAATCCGACGGCACGCGTGGCGATTGGATAAGCACCGACGACGTTAACCGTTGGCTGCGTTACATTGAAAACGGGACCAACGAATGAAACTTCATCCAACGCATGCCCAAGCCGCCACATTGGCGGCGCAATTGCAACGCGACGATCCAGACTGGCAATACAGGGCAGTGCGCGCGCCCACGGCGCGCATGGCCTACGTCGTCGAGGTTCGCGACGAACGGGGGGTTCACCTCGGGTACCTTTAGCGCCCAAGCCGGCCGATGGCCGGCGCATTCTCCGCCCCTTCGGGGGCTTTTTTTGTGCCTGTCGCATCGGCAATATTTGCCGCCCCATAGGGGCGACCGTGGGGGTTGCAGGCGCGTTCGTAGTTTAGTGACCGGCAATTATTGCCGACCGTAGGGGTTGCAGGCGCGTTAAGCTGTAAAAGATTAGACTCCCGTTGCTAAAAAACAACAGTCTAAATTTATCCCGATTTGTCCGCACCCCCGGACGCTCTGTAACCCGCGTCAATCCTAGCGTCCAATGTCAAAGTCCGGCGAATACCTACATATATATCTATATCTATATCTTATATATTAATACACCTACGTGGACGCGCGGACGCTGCCGCTCTTTCCCTTCCTCCCTTTTTCATCCGCGCGATTTTCGTAGGTATGTACGGGCCTTGAACCTTGAAACCTAGGCCACACAAGGGTTTGCCAGCGTCCGTATCAAAAAACATTTAGCGACATAAGAAAACGTACCCCAAGGAGTACACCCCTGAAACCTAGGCCCCATAAGGGTTTGCCAGCGTCCAATGTTTTTTGCTATTATTTAGCTTTTCAGGAGTTTCAGCCATGACCCACGCAGTTCACTGCCCCAAATGCAACAGAATCCTTCCCCCGCACCTCTTCCACTATCTAATTTCGCGCAACCAAGCTATTGCCAGAGGCTACTCTGGCGCTCACCCCATCCGTTTCCACTCTAAGTACTGCAAAGACTGTAGGCACCCAGCCGAGCGTAAACTGTCAAAGCAAACCACTGCCGAGCTAAACAACCTAGTCGAGACAGGGGACATCAGCCCGGGACACGCTCAACGACTCATCGAACAGAAAGTCAAACGCAAGTCCAAGGCGTGCAGCGAAGCATCAAAGAGAAGGTGGGAGCGCCCAAGCACACAGGCATGGAATGACTGGTTGTCTTATCTTAGACACGAGATAGACCTGACCAAGCGACAGCGGCGCTACGCTACGAAGATCGGAGACCCCAACACCATCGAGTTCTGCGACGCTGCTATCGTCTTGCTTCAAGTGATGGTAGACAGACTGAAGACCCGCGAGTTCCTCAAAGAGACGCTCGCACCCGGCGAGAACCCGCTCCAGTGGCCAGAACCTGAGCGCTCAGACGTAGCGAAACTGTGGGCAAACATCGTGCCGTCCATCACAAAACCACCAAGATCGCCAATATTTTTGTAAAACGCTTGACAGATCAAAGCAGCCAAATTAACCTACAGTCTCAATCAACCAAACAAGGGCACGCCCATGATCTACGCACACACAACGCCACCAAAGCCACAGATGAACGACCCAGTCAACAAGCCAGCGCACTACACATTCGGCTACTACGAAGTCATCGAGGTACTACAAGACTGGTTCCCCAAGAACCCGTTGCTATGGCAGGTGGGTAAATACATAGCTCGCGCTGACCACAAAGGCAAGCCATTGGAAGACCTACGCAAGGCACGCTACTACCTACAACGCGAGATCGACAGGTTAGAAGACCTGTCGGAGAATCAGAAATGAAGCAAACTCAAGCAACCCTGAACAGAATCCAAGACGCCTACGACAACCGCATGCCGCCCGAGTACTGGATGGATGACCTAGAAGACACGCCAGACAGCCTAATAGAGAACTTCGTAACCTATGAAAACGCCAAGCAGGCGTTCAGTAACTACGCAGACTTGCCGGCCATACGCGCATACGTGGCGAAGCTGTTGGACAACCCGGACCCGGATTCGTGGGCTGTTGAGTTCGTGACTGAAGAACTGTCGTTGCTGTACTACGACCAAATGAGATAGGGGCTATACCCATATGGGACTAAAACCTGAAGCGCTGGTCAAGAAAAAGATCCGCGCCATCCTCGACGGGTTCAGTGCTTATTACACGATGCCTATCGGCACGGGGTATGGGAACTCAGGGGTGCCGGACTTCCTTGTGTGCTGTAACGGGCGCTTCATCGGCATCGAGGCCAAGGCAGGAACGAACAAACCAACAGCGCTGCAACAGCACAACATCGACCGAATATTTGACGCAGGCGGCTACGCGCTCGTGATCAACGAAGACAACCTACACGTACTTACGGAGCTATTGGAATGGACGATGAAGAAGTAAAAATTAATAAAGCGAAGCAGCTTATGGAGCTAAGCGAGTGTGTCGCGCGGTGCATGGAGGACAGCCCCAAGGGGCACGGAATCTTTCTATACACACACGATGACGTTGAGTATATGACGGTCTTAACTTTTAACGCGGGGCCAGACAAGGTCTACGGACTAATACGCAGTGCCAACACGCTAATAACCAACGTGATCAATGCCGCCACGGCGGATGCGCCACCAAGAGAGCAATACAATTGACCAAACCCTTCAAACAAATAGTCACGATTGATTTTGAGACGCGCTGGTCCAAGGCGGACTATACGTTGTCCAAGATGACCACAGAGGAATACATCCGCGACCCAAGGTTTAAAGCGTTTGGTGCGTGCCTGCATGAGTACGGATCGGACGAACCCCCACGCTGGTACAACGGAGAAGATCTGCATGTTGCGCTCGCACAACACGACTGGACCCAGACAGCAATCCTTGCGCACAACGCGCAGTTCGACGTATCAATACTTGAGTGGAAGTACGACTGTCATCCGGTATTTATTCTGGATACGCTCAGCATGGCCCGCGCACTGCGCGGCACGGAAGCAGGAAACTCGCTAGCGCAGCTAGCTCAGGAATTTGATCTGCCACCCAAGGGCAACGCGGTACATAACACAGACGGACTCGAAGAACTAACGCCTGAGATCGAGGCAGAGCTAGCCGAATACTGTGCGCATGATGTGATGCTGTGTGAGGAGATTTTTGTACGGCTATCTGCCGGGTACCCAGCTAAAGAACTACGCCTGATTGATCTGACGCTGAAGATGTACACACAGCCGCGCTTATTACTTGACGGCACGATGTTAACCAAGGCTATCGATGAGGAGCGCGCACAGCGCGAAGCACTGCTGACCAATCTCGGTATCACAGACGCTGATCTGGCATCCAACCCTAAGTTTGCCCAGCTACTCGAGGCTGTTGGGGTACCCGCGCCTAGAAAAATCAGCAAGACCACGGGTGAGGAAACGCTAGCGCTGGCCAAGAATGATGCCATGTTCCAAGCAATCATGAACGGCGAGAACGAAGCAGCCGCGCTGCTCTGCGAAGCCCGACTGAAAGTAAAGAGCACGACCGAGCGCACCCGTGCGCAGCGGTTCCTAGACATCAGTAAGCGCGGACCTCTGCCTGTACCGCTGAGCTATTACGGGGCCACTACGGGGCGCTGGACGGCATCTAAGGGCAGTGCGATCAACATGCAGAACCTAAAGCGTGGGAGTTTCCTGCGCAAGGCGATACTAGCGCCGATGGGCCACACGATAGTAGTAGGTGACCTGTCCCAGATCGAGCCGCGCGTGCTCGCTTGGCTCTCAGACTACGAAGACATGCTGGACATCTTTCGTTCAGGCGCAGACCCATACGCAGCGTTTGGTGCGCAGATGTTCAACATCCCGGGAATGACTAAAGAGTCCCATCCCTTACTCAGACAGTCTAGCAAGTCTGCTTTATTGGGCTGTGGCTACGGGCTGGGCTGGACATCGTTTGCGTCGCAGCTAATGGTTGGGTTCCTTGGAGCACCGCCGATCCGGTATCAAGTAGATTTTGCCAAGCAGCTAGGGGTCAACAAGGCATTGGCTACAAAATTCTTTGAGTGGCGCGAGACCGAGGCTCGCCTGTTGAACATTCCACACACCTGCACGCTTGAAGAGTTAGCTATTCATGCGGTTGCCGCCAAGCAGATCATTGACATCTACAGACAGACGGCCTATCCAGTGGTTAGTCTGTGGGCGCTGTGTACGAGGCTGATGGTGGACTCGTTGGTAGAGGGCAAAGAACATACGCACAAATGCCTGACCTTCCGGTTCGAGGAGATCGAGCTACCCAACGGCATGAAGATCCGCTATCCCAACCTGCGCAAAGATGAAGACGGCAACTGGGTGTACGGCAAGGATGCAA